CAACAACAACAGAAAGAGAAAGCACCATGAACACACAACCGACAGCAGCACCGGCGGGCACTGAACAGACGCCCGAGCCGGGAGACACAACAACAACGACAGCAGCAACTGAGCAACCACCGAAGCCGCCGAAGCCAGCTCCTAAACCGCCACCGCCACCACCGGTGACGTCAACAGCAGCAGAGCAGAGTGACTACGACAAGGGCATCGCTGCAGAGCGCACTCGAATCGCAGCGCTGCAGAAGTATGACAAGCCGAGCACGCACGCGATCATCGTGCAAGCGATCGCTGACGGCAAGACAGTCGCTGACGTCACTGATGAACTGTTCGCTGCGCTCGAAAAACCAGTGCAACAGTCAGCTCGTCACGCTGACGCGCAGAATCTCTCGATGATTCGCGGAAGCGACACGACCCCCGGTGCTGAAGGCGCTGATGACAATTTCAGTGCGTTGCTCGTGAACGCAGTCAAGTCGCAGCTCAAAGCACGTGGGCAAAGCGCCGTGCTTCGTCAAAGCCTTAACTAAAACCAAACAAAAACAACAAACCGAAAGGACAAACTACAAAATGAAATCAATGCTCTCTCGCGTGCGCTGGGCGCTCGCTTGCTTGCTCGCGCCTTTGATCGTCGCGCTGCATCGCTTCAGAAAGCCGCAAGGCTTCGAAGTGTTCAACGTGGTCTCTGGCACGACGTTCAACCCTGTGCCGCTGCTGTCGCACGATGACGATCCAAATTGGAAGGTGCGACGGTATCCATACTCAGGTGGGCCAGCGCTTGCTACAGTCAAGCCCGGTTATCTCGTGAAGTTCGACGCGACACTTGCGACCGTTCTCGGCGCAGTGCCTGCAGATGATGCTCTGCTTGGTGGCGTCATTCTCGACGTGCCGAACGACCCGGCAAACCCTACTGACACAACTGTCACAGTGGCGCTCATGGGTTCGTTCGACAAGAACACTGTCAAATATGCTGACGGCACATCGCCGATCAGTGCAGCTGGCACGATTCAGTTGCGCGACGTCGGAATCTTTCTCGACGCCTGCGTGCCCGGCGGCGCCTTCGCACCCTAAACTCAGCACAACAACAACATCAACTAGGAGAAAACAAAACCATGGCTCTCAACCCTGCATACGAAACAAAGACGATGCTGGCACCCTTCGAACAAGGGCCGCTCGTTTCAACATTCTTGCGAGACACTTTCTTCGGCGGTCGTCAATTCGCACAGACGCCGCTGATCGAGTTCGACTTCAGACGCGGTCGTCGAAAAATGGCGCCCTTCGTTGCTCCGCTCGTCGGCGGCAAGCTAATGGAGCGTCAAGGCTTCGAGACACGCTACTTCAGAGCACCACGCATCGCGCCAGTGCGCGCGTTGCGCACGCCTGATCTTGAAGCGCGCATGATGGGCGAGACAATCTACTCACAGCGCTCGCCTGCTGATCGCGCTGCTGAGCTGCTCGCTGAAGACGCGATCTTTTGCGACGAAGCGATCACACGACGCGAAGAGTGGATGTGCCGCAACGTTCTCGTGAACGGTTCGATCACCGTGACAGCTGACACTGGCTATCAGATGGTCGTCGACTACACGCAGAGCAGCGCAGGCGCAGCGAACAACCACTACGTGCCAGCAGTGAAATGGGACGTCGCAAGTGGCAGCGACCCGCTCGCTGATCTTGAGACTGCTCGTCTCGCGACGATCAAAGACAGCGGCATCGCGCCGAACGTCGCGTTGTTCGGTGTGAACGCAGCGAAAGTCTTCATCCGCAACCCACAAGTTGCCGTTCTGCTCGACAAGCAGCGCTTCGAGATCGCTGGCATTCAGCCGATCATTCAGAGCAACTCAGTGATCCGCTTCGGGCGCGCTCCTGGTCTTGAGCTTTACGAGTATGCAGAATACTTCGAAGACGATGTGGGCACGATCTTTCCGATGCTGCCTGACAACTTCGTGATGTTGTTGTCAACGAACGTGCCGAACAAGATCGTTTACGGCGCATTCACTCAGCTCGAAGACGCGAAAGCAAAGCGCTTCGTGACATATCAGCAAGCGCGCATCCCGTTCGTCTACGGTGACGAAGAGGGTGGCTCGTTGTTCTATCGTCTCACGAGCTGTCCGTTGCCGATGCCTGCCGACATCCTCGGCTTCAGAATCATCGAAGCACTCGCGCTGACATACCCAGCAATGGTCGAAGGCGATGCAGTGCTGAACTCGCTCACCGGCGAGATCGAAGGTGGAGAAGAGGAAGCTGAAGCGCTGAAGCAAGAGGCGCGTGAAAAAGCTGAAGAGCAGAGCAAAGCGAAAGCTCCCGTCTACACTGACGAGGCTGGAAAGCCAATCGGTAAACGAGCGAGCGAGAAAGCCGCCGACAATGACGACAACGACACGACTGATCAGAAGCTCGAAGAGCACACAGTCGATGAGCTGCGCGACATCGCAGCTGATGAGGGCGCTGATCTCAGCGGTGCATCAGTGAAGGCTGACATCATCAAAGCGATCAAGAAAAATCGAAAGAGCAAAAAATAGAAACTGCAGAAGTAATTTGCAATGAGCTTGCGTGATCAGTTTGCGCCCGATCTTGCGAACGTGTTCGTCAACACGAATGAGTTCGCGACTGAGCGCGAGTTCAGGATCAACAATGGACAAGGCGGCTTCAACATCTTCACGGCGAACGTCGTGTGGGATGAAGAGCAAGCGAAGCGTCATCCTGTTGTCGCGATCCATGGCATGTATCTCGGCAGCGTCATCTGCTTCATCGAGCACAAATACTTGCCTCGGCCTCCGATCGCGGGCGAGCTGATCTACTCGCCCGCGAATCAGCCTTGGGAAGTGCTCGATTGCACTGACGAAGAAAGCTGCTACAAGCTCGCGCTGTCAGCGACGCGATCGCAGCCGGGCAAATACGGAAGCAACTGAATGGTTACGATCGACGCAAAGCAGATGAAGCAGCTCAGTAAAGCGCTGACTGACATCAAGAACGGTGTGCCGCGAGTGCTCGTGCCTGCGATCAATCGCGCGCTCGCAAGCGGTCAGACTGTTGTGCGTCGTGAGATTCGAAAAATTTACACGATCAAGCAGAAGGACATTCCGACGAAACTGCATCGTGCAAGATATGCGTCGCCTGAAGGTCAGATTCGCATCGATCAAGGCATGCTCAGCGCGAACAAGTTCATCTATCGACCGAAAGTGC